ACAAGGTGAGCAAAAATGAAGACAGTAAATGACATGGTACAGAAGTACTATTCTTCTAATGATTTCAGTATGTTAAGAGACAAGTCTAAGAAAGATTATCAATACTTCTTGACAGTAATGACTGGCACATTTGGTGACGTTGCTTATGACGAACTCACGAGCAAGCAAGCTAAACATGCATATGAAGAATGGGTTGTGCGAGGCATCAGCTTTGCCAATCACATCTGTACTGTGTCATCTCTGGTGTATCGCTACGCTATTGACATGGAGTATGCCACCTTCAATCCCTTCGCAAGTGTCAGACGAAAGACACCGCCACAACGTAAGGTAGTATGGTCCGAAGATGATGTACGTAACTTCCTTGACAAGGCATACTCACAGTTTGAGTATCGCAGTCTAGGATTGATAGTACACATGGCATATGAATGGTGTCAGAGGTTGGGTGACATGCGACTATTGACTTGGGATAACCTAGATTTTGTAGACAAGAAGCTACATCTTGAGCAGTCTAAGCGTAGGGCAACTGTTACACTACCTATTGATGATGACTTGCTGTCTATGCTGACACAACAGCAGGCTGACTTCGGCTTTCAACAGTATGTTGCTCCACGCACCAGCCCTGTACATGGCGAGTATGAGCCTTACAGTATAGATAGACTAGGCAAAGCGGCTCGTGTAGTGATGAGGCTTGCAGGACTATCTGATGAACTACGTCTTATGGACTTACGTAGGACTGGTACAACACAGATGGTTGAAGCGGGTGTCCCCATGGGACAAATCATGTCGGTTACAGGACATAGTAACCCGCAGTCAGTAAAACCATACATGAAAAATACGTATGCTTCTGCAAATAGTGCATTGACAGCACGTAAATCACATGGTAAAAGCACTTAACTGCCGCAACGAAAGTGAGTATTATATGAATGATATATATAACATAATAAGTGATATAGATATACCTGCTGGTGATACCAAGAGGATAAACTGCCCCGTATGTAAGGGCGTTAAGACATTCACAGTTACAAATAATATGGGTAGTCTTGTATGGAATTGTTACAAGGCTTCTTGTGGTACGAAGGGTGGCACTCGTGTTCACATGACGGTTGCTGACATCAAGCGTGGCTTTGGTGACGCTGAGAAGTTTGCCGAAGAAAAGTTTACTCTTCCTGAGTATGTTGTACCATACACTTCTGATGTAGCAGAGTGGGCGTGGGAACTCTATGGCCTTGATGCCACTGAGTTAGACATGATGTATGATGTTAAAGAGCATCGCGCTGTCTTCCCTGTAGTACACAGCGGTATCATGGTGGATGCTACAGGACGTTCACTTGGTAATCGACTACCTAAATGGAAGCGATATGGAAAAAGCAGCTTGCCTTACGTATATGGTTATGGTAAGGTGGCTGTAGTTGTTGAGGACTGTGTGAGTGCCGCAGTTGTAGGAAGTGACGTATGGTGTGGGGTAGCCGTGTTGGGTACGTCACTATCCGAATCACACAAGAGGTATCTCTCACAGTTCTCGACTGCTATCATTGCATTAGACCCTGATGCATTACCAAAGACACTAGCAATGGCGAAGGAACTCAGAGGATATGTAGATAATGTCCGTGTCCTTCGTCTGACTGATGACCTCAAGTATCGTAACCCAACAGACTTTAATAACCTAACCAACATAGGAGTATAACATATGGAATTAGCCCTAGTACGAAGCCTTATGGACAAAACATTCTACGATGACCATCGTGGTTCTAAATGTCCTGACCGCCTGTTCAGTAAGGATGTACGTAAGATTAAACAGGCAATTGATTTAGCTGTTAATAGGTATGAACGTACTGTATTGCCCGATGAGATTGAGGCACTGTTCATGTCTAATAACCCAACCCTTACTACTGCACAGAAGCAAGCCTTCTCTGCCTTGTTTGCACAGATTAAGAAAGAACAGCCTATGGGTAGTGACATTGCCCAAGAGGTGCTGTCCAAACTGTTTCAGCAGGTGGTGGGTGAGGACGTTGCTAACATTGGCTTTGATATGGTCAATGGTGATGCAAGCACACTTGAGAACCTACGCAACCTACTTGAGCGTTACGGCGATGACTTCATTCCTAATCTAAAGATTGAGTGGGATGACATCACGATTGAAACACTCATGGCAAAGGCTGAGTTAGAAGCTAAGTGGGCGTTCAATATCCCATCTGTCACACGTAAGGTAGAGGGTATCAGCGGCGGTCAGTTGATTGAGGTAGGTGCCAGACCTAATACAGGTAAGACATCCTTCCATGCTTCACTGATTGCCTCGCCGGGTGGGTTTGCACATCAAGGTGCCAAGTGTGTCATCTTATGTAATGAGGAACCCACCCACCGCGTTGGTGCTAGATACCTAACCGCCGCCGCTGGTATGACAGCACGTGAGGTAAGGGACAACATGAGTAAAGCAAAGGCACTGTACCAACCTGTGATGGACAACATCAAGATTAAAGATGCAGGTGGTCGTGACATGGCTTGGGTAGAGTCTGTGTGTAAAGCATACAAGCCTGACGTACTGGTGCTTGATATGGGTGATAAGTTTGGTGTAGCCGGTAGCTATGCTAGAGAAGACCAAGCACTAGCCGCTTGTGCTATCTATGCTAGGCAAATCGCCAAGACATATGACTGTGCTGTGTTCTATATGTCTCAGCTATCCGCAGAGGCAGAGGGACGGTCACAACTTAACCAGTCCATGATGCAGGGTAGCCGTACAGGTAAGGCGGCAGAGGCTGACCTTATGATACTGATAGGTAAGTCCCCCTCTGTAGAAGGACAAGAAGAAGATAGCCCGTTACGTCATATCAACATCGTTAAGAACAAGCTGAATGGCTGGCACGGTATGATAAACTGTAACCTAGACTATCAGACAGCGAGGTACGAAGGATGAAGCTAACATTAGATGTAGAGAATACTACCACCAAGCGTGATGGTAAGTTGCACCTTGACCCCTTTGAGCCAGACAATTCACTTACTATGATAGGTATGCTCAATGACCAAGGCGTAGAACGCTTAGTAACATTTGACCACAGTGAGGTTGAGGCAGATGACTTCGGACACACTGTTGTACAGGAGTGGCTAGACAAAACTACCGTACTCATTATGCATAACGCCGCATATGATTTACTCTGGCTATGGGAATCAGGCTTCAAGTATGATGGCCCCGTGTTCGATACAATGCTTGGTGAGTATGTATTACAACGGGGTATCAAGGAGCCGCTATCTCTTGAGGCTTGTGCTGAACGGTATGAGTTAGACACTAAGAAGCAGGACACACTCAAGGAGTACTTCAAGCGAGGATATACTACTCGTGAAATACCCCATGCTGAGTTGTCTGAGTATCTCAGTGCTGACATACATGCTACACAACAACTGTCTGACAAGCTAGTGTACCGTCTTAACACCCTAGCTGATGCCACATTGATGCCAACCGTAACACTCACTAATGAGGTAGTGGTATGTCTAGCACGTATCTATCAGCGTGGCTTCAAGGTAGACTTACAGGCATTGGCTGATGTACGTAATGAGTTTGAGACTGAGAAGAAAGAGTTACTGAATGCATTACAGAAGCATGTTCGTAGTCTTATGGGTGATACACCTATCAATCTTAATAGCCCAGAGCAATTATCACGGGTTATCTATGGTCGTAAGGTACTAGACAAGCAGTATTGGGGTAATGCTATTGACCCATACATGAGTGATACAGACTTCAGAAGTCTCATGGCAAGTGGTACAGAGCGTGTGTACAAGACCTCTGCCTCTCAGTGTAGGGGGTGTAATGGCAGTGGACATATAAGAAAGGTAAAGAAAGATGGAAGTCTATTCGCTAACACAAATAAATGTCCACGCTGTAGTGGGGCTGGTTATACTCTTATGCCTACTAAAGAATTGGCTGGATTAAAGTTCAAGCCACCCTCTGCTAAGTGGACTAGTGCTAATGGGTTCAGCACAAGCAAGGGCAACCTTGAGTTGCTTGAGTCTATTGCTAAGTCCAAGGGTATGGATGATGCGGTTGACTTCTTATATAAGGTACGTCGTTTGTCTGCTGTTGATACCTATCTATCATCCTTCGTTGATGGCATACAGACATTCACTAAGTCTGACGGTAAGTTGCACGTCAGTCTACTACAACACCGTACCTCAACAGGTCGGTTCTCTGGTGCAAACCCTAACATGCAGAACATGCCACGGGGTGGTACGTTCCCTGTGAAGAAGGTGTTTGTATCTCGTTTCAATGGTGGCAAGATACTTGAGGCTGACATGGCACAGCTAGAGTTTCGTACTGCCGCCTTCCTTTCACAAGATGGAGTAGCAATTGAAGAAGTATCTACTGGGTTTGATGTACACTCATACACCGCTAAAGTTATTACCGATGCTGGTCAGCCTACGAATAGACAGGATGCGAAGGCGCACACTTTTGCCCCGCTTTATGGGGCGACGGGGTACGGTAGAA